CCAGTTGATACTACGTTACCATAAGAGTCTTCAACATTTACTGTGAAGGTTAGAGGCTCATCTACTGTTACACCAGAGGATGCTGTGAATACTAACTTACCTTGAGTGCCGTCTGCGTGAGGCGCTATAGTCAAAAAGCTAGTATCACTGCTAGTGCCTGTGTATGTAATAGCAGTATCAACGCCATCTGGGTCAGTTGCACCGCCAAATATGTGAGTAGCAATAGTGCCAGTAGAGATATTAAAAGGACTAGGTAGTGCTGGGTCTACTGTAAGACCAGAAGCAGGAATTACTGGTGGGTCATTTGGCGATATACTGCCAGCACCATCACCAATATTCGTCCATATATTCTCATTAGTTGTAGCCACAGTACAAACGTATTGTTCACCAGAGGTTTTATTAACCCATAAGTGACCAACAGTTAAATTAGGTGTGACATCTTGGCAACTTGTAATAGTAGGGTCAGTTGTAGATACCGTTGTATCTGTCAGACCAGAAAAGTCACTTGATACATTATCTAACGCATCTAATTTAACATCGCCAGTGGCAGTTAGTAAGTCTGCCAGTTGTCTTGCTGTACTCATAATAAATTCTCCCTTATTCGGTTGGTTGTTCTTTTAATAATACCCAATCTTGGGTTTCTTCATCCCACATAGATGGAGTATCGCCAGTTGGCATTGGTGTTGGAGATTCCCATTGGCAAGTGTCTTCGTTTAATATCCAAGATGTGAATGGCTTAGGAGGAATGAAAGCATCTAAATCTTCATCGTATCTAAAGCTAATGCCAGCATAATTCTTTCTGATAGTTGCATTGTACGAAGTCTGTACCCAGTAAGGGTAGCTAGTTAAATCTTCAAGGAAATCAATACCAAGTTGTTCAACTTCATTACCATTTTCATCTGTTATATTATCGTTATTAACTACTTGAACTTCCAGCACTTTGTAATTCAAACCTAATTTTGCATAGTGTGCCATATATCCTCCTATTGATATTTGTAACGAATAATAACAATACCAGAACCACCTGAATTGCCAGGATGCCCAGAGTAACCACCACCGCCACCGCCCGAACCAGTATTTGAATTTCCAGAAGTAGCGCCAGCCATAGTACCAGAGTCACCACCATCACCAGCACCAGCGCCACCACCGTAACCAATATCATCAGAACCATTACCACCACCACCACCACCNCCGCCAGCGTAATAAGTAGCTGTTCCAGTGATTGAAGATTGTGCTGGTGGCCCACCGTCTTGTCCAGTAACCTGGTTATGATTAGGACCAATACCACCACCACCACCGCCACCAGAACCGTGTGGATTAGGAACAGAACCTGCGTTACCACCTCGATACCCTTCTACTGGCGTGTAACCTCCTATATTACCAGACCCTGGAGTCGTGTAACGCATCCCAAGACCACCGCCAGAGCCACCATCAAAACCACCTAGACCACCATCTCTATTACCACCACCGCCACCGCCAGAAGATTCAATAGATGAACCAGTTGTTGGTGTAATTTTAGAGTCTGTGCCTTGATTCATATTTGTGTTACCAGTTGAGCCTGCNCCACCAGCACNAACATTTACTGTGTAAGTCTGTTNTGTGATAGTATAACCAGTGCCTGTGCGGAATCCACCAGCGCCACCGCCACCACCCCAGTAACCTTTACCACCACCACCACCGCCTGCGACTACCAGCCAATCAATGGTATCTACAGTTCCTGCTGTATTAACTACAAATGAACCACCTGCATTGAATACAATGTACTTATAATTGTTATCGGTAGGGTCTGTGTAAGCAGTTCCACCTGTTGGTGTAATATCTGTAAAGGCGATAGATTTCAAGTCAACAGAATAAGCAGTATTTGATGTTGACGAGCTTCCACCGTTCTCATCAGTAACTGTAATACCAAAAGTTACGCCAGTAATATCAGAACTAATATTAGCTACTGTAAAGTCTATTTGACCTTGTGTACCACTAGGAGTAGCCTGAGCAGTTAAGTTTGAGTTAGAGATAGAACCAGGTGTTACAGAGTAAACTAAGTTGGTATTAGTACCATCAGGGTCAATAGCACCAGACCAAGTTATAGTAGTTGTAGTTCCTTTACCTAAGTCAGGTAAGCCATTATTTGTTAATGAAGTAATATTAGGAACTGCATTATCTAATACAGTAATTGCAAATGAAGAGGCAGTGGTAGAAGTAGCACCACCAGAATCAAGAACTTTTACTTTAAAAGTAACATTCGTATCTGCCGACACTGTGCCTGTAGTTAAAACAAACTCCCAAGGGTCAGTGCTATCAGCACCTGTTATAGCAGTAATTACCTCGCCAGTGCCAGGTGTAAATGAAGAAGTACCATTGTGAAAGTCTACTAGTTCATAAGTTAAATTAGAATCATTATCTTCTTCGTCTGTAGCACCTTCAAATCTAATAGTCACATCACTGTTTTCACTTACAGAAGTGGGCGAAGATGAGTGATATGCTAATGTAGAAACATCAGGTAGAGCATTTAAAGTTGCCCAAGTAGAGGCATGTTGCTGTTGGTCAGTTAAAGACCATACACCCGAAATAGCACCACTACCTCTGTCTTTGTTCTTTTTAGGTCCTTTAAATCCACCGTTCCGCATTTCTATCTCCTATACTTGGTCTGTGATTTCTTCGTAAGATATTACTATTTTTAAATCTCCAGCAGATGCACCAGTAGCAGTATTTAAACCTGTTAAGCTCTGGCCAGGCTCTAAATAAATAGCCTCATTCTTACTAATTGCTACCAAGGTTGATGTAGCAGGTACAACAACTCCAGAGAGTAAAGGCACTTCAGTAGCGCCTTCTTTCCAATTTGAAGTTATTGCATTAGCAGTAGATGCTGTTGTGTTAGAAACATACACACAATTTACTTTTAATACATTAGTTCCTGATGAAGTTCCATTAGTTAGAATATCTCCTACTGAAGTTCCTAGTGAGATTCCTTCTGTTTTTCCTTTAATGTGTTGTACACTTACAATGTCTGGGTTTGCCATATTTTTCTCCTTATCCGAATATCATCGCCATTGCTATCGATTTACCAGTAGTATCTTCTACTTCTCCTGGTTGCCATTTTGATGAGGTGCTGTTATAAATTAAATGTTGTCCGTCTGTTGCACTTCCTACGTCTACAGTAGTTAGGTCATCCAACGCTACTGTAGCAACACTAAATGTACCATAACCAACAATCGAAATAGGGTGTCCAGTAGTTGCTGATGCGCTCAATACAATATCTGTGCCAGAAGAACCTGTGAAATCTGACGGTGCTAGTTTAACACCGTTTAAGTAAACATCTACATAACCAGCATCATAAACTGCAGGGAATGTTGTTACCGAGCCAGTATATGAGCCAGATGAAGTGCCAACTACATAATCATATCTTGCAGAAGTTCCGTTTACTGATGAGCCAGCGTTCTGCCAACCAGAACCACCATATACCTTCATGGTGTCTGTACCAGTATCAAAATATAAATCACCAGCATCGTTGTCTGTTGAAGGCGCACTTGTTGCTACTCTATACCTCTCTCCGAAAGCATTTATAGTTCCTATATTACCAGCCACTTCATTTACGTTAGAGATGTCAGCGCCTACTGTACTAATATAATTATTACCAGCCAAATCTGTAGCAACAGTTCCAATAGTGTTTGTACCGTTAATATTATCAGCAACATCTGATACTTTAGTATCTACAGTAGCTACCTTAGTAACATCGGTATCAATGCTTGCTACTTTAGTAACTGCGTTTGTAGCAACCGTTCCGTCTTGGATGTGAGCAACTGTAGTAACATCAGTGTCTATAGCTCCCACTTTAGTTACATTACTATCATTTAGAGCTACTGTTGTAACGTCACCATCTATAGCTCCAACTTTATTAACATTAAGGATATTATCAGCTACTACCTCAATCTCGGAAGTGGCCTCATTTAAATCATCAGCTACCGTTACGACTTCACTTATAGCCTCATTTAAATCATCAGCTACTTTAATAACATCATCAATATTATCTGCAACCGTCTCAACCTTTCCAATATTTAATGCAACTGTTCCAATATCCGCATCTCTTAGGGCCACAGTTTCAATATCAGCATCTCTGTTTGCAACGGTTAGTAGGTTGTTAGTCGGTGAAATCTGACCTGCTACTGTACCAATATCAGCATCTCTTAGAGCCACTGTTCCAATGTCAGTAGCTCTACTTGCTACTGTTGCAATGTTGTTAGTAGGGATTATCTCTCCAGCTACGTCTGCAATATTATCTTCGTTATCAACAATACCTTGCAAGCCTGCTTGACCAACACTAGCTACTGTTTGAACATTGCTTATATTATTTGATACTGTTGATATAGCGCCTGTTGCATTAGTACCATCTTCAATATCTGCTAATGTAGCAATATCTGCAGATGCGTTAGAGACAGTTTGCACATCAGTAATTGTTGGGCCTTGTTCTGGGTCGCCTGTTGTTTCATTAAACGCCAATACTCGACCTACCCTGTCATCTTTTGCAGGTAAGACTAAGTTAGAATAGGTATCGAACGGATTAACGCTTAAAGCTGTAGCGTGCAATGTCTCATTCTGCTGAGTCATCATTGTTAATTTATCTAGGTCATCGTTAAGCGTGTCAGCTAATAAGTCACCATTTGTTTGATAATCAGATGTTCTTTGTACAGGAACGTCTCTAATAATAGTAACAACATCACCAGCAGTTAGGCCTGTATTGAATGTAACTGTACCGCCATTATCATCACCTGCACCAGATACGGTGTAGTCTGTTGCTAATGTTTTTTGTACAGAGCCGATATATACTTTTAAGTCCGAATCTACAAAGACAGGAAAAGAGTAAGTGGCCTGTGTTTGCCCTGCAGTTGCAGTTATTTGTATTCTTGGTGTAATATCACCTACTTGTATATGTGCCATATTAATATCCCTCTAAAAGTTCTTCTATTGGTTGTCCTGTTTTAGCTTCTATTTTCTGTTCTTGTTGATAATCCCATTCTGCTTTTAATGCAGGCGACTCATCTAATAATGTTCTCTTTGCCATATCTCTAAAAGCATTTGTTTCAATCCTAACTATCAGTGACTTTCCACCATCAGGACCAGGCGATGCGTTCTGGTACATGTCACTCATGATAACAGCCCTAAGGTACTTATAAAAGCCTAAATCCTTAGTAGACCCTGTTTTGGGGTTATAGAAAGGCCTTTTTAACTCTTTACCTGCTAGAACAACAAGCCTGTCGTACTCTTCTGCGTTTAATTCAATTGCAAAGTTTCCTGAGCCTATCATGCGTCTAGGCATTGTCAGAGTCATTTCATTTTCGATAATCTCATTATCAACAATATCTGGCTTTCTTGTAGATGAATAAATAGGTGACACGAAATCCCAACCTAATCCACCTTCTAATACAATCGGCTCACCATAAACATTACGTCTAGGTGGTAAGCTATCAGACAAACCTGGTGTTCTGCCTTTAATCTGGTCCATCAAATCATAAGTTGCTCGCAATGTAGGGTCCATTGTCCTTTCAATGTTTGCAGTTAAAGATGTGTAAGGTGCAAATGATGCGGCCAATCTAGCGAAGTATCTGTCTTTATATCTATCTGGGTCATCTAACACAACTAATGTTTCAGATAATCCACGTAAATAAGTTCTAGATGTTAAGTTCTTAGCCAATGCAATAAATGAGGCTGTTGCCAAATCTAGTGCGTCAGCATCATCTTCTGCATATTTAATGACTTCCAGTACGTCTGCTGATAAACCAAAGAACATTCCTATAGGGTCTGTTCTGTTATATGAATAATATTTATCGCCTATCTTAATAGAATACTCTTGCCAGCCTTGTCTTCTTAACGCGTCTCTATGAGACTTATTCTTAGGCGCTTTACCAGTAATAGTTCCGTCTGATGCCATAGACATGCCAAGCGTTAATAATGATGTTCCTAGCGACATTTTAGATAATGCCATAGCTTGTCTTGCGCCACCTGCTTTCATATCTGCTTGGAATGATTTAGCAAAAGGAGCAAACGGTGAACGCATACCAACAAACTTAACAATGTTTACTGGTGTTCTAACAAAAGGTAATACAATTTTAAAAATAGGATGTGCATTTGCTACACGCTGTACCTTTTGTCCAATCTCACCTAAAGGGTTAGTAAAGGTTTGAACTCTAGCAATATCAGAAGACGCTAAGTGTATTTCCTCAGTAGGATTATTAATTATTTCTACGATTCTCTCGCCTAACTCTTTTCCTTCTAAGCCTTCGCCTGTGGCCTTTCTATAAGCCAGAGCGTTTAGTTCCATTCTGTAGCTTATCGCTTTAAACATCTCGTCTTCTGCGCCTAGTAATCTACCAGGCATACGAAGTGCATTACCTAATAAATCTACACCTTTGGCCATATAGCCATCAGTGTTGATAGGTGCTGATACTGGCGATTTTCCTGTAACAGAGCGCACTCGGTCACGCACACCTCTTCCTGCTTTATGAATAGGAGCAACAAATTTATCTAAAGATTTTCCAGTTTCTTTAGTCATTCCCATATTAGCTGAAGTGATTGCTCTGTATTTACGAGCTTCTAGCTTCATTGTTGGGTCTGTAGGTTCGCCAGTTTTAAGTGCCTGACCACCCATCTTGAGGCCATCTCTAAAGCCTTGCATCAAACCAAACATCTGGCCTACAGCTTCTTGAGCCTCTACACCTTCTGCAGAACGCCATATCTTGCCTATTCCTGATGCCAGTAATCTCTCTGGTATAGACCATAGAGCAACCATCATGTTTGAAGTTACGTTTACCATGTGAGTTGCTGGACTTGATAAAATGCCGTTAATCCAATATTCAAGAATCATATCTCCAGAAGTGGCATTGTGAGATTTGGCAGTGCGTTTACCTAATTCTGCTAAATCATCGCCAGCCTCCTCGATATACTCGGCCATTTTATCGATAGTTTTATCACCTCCTGTACTCTCAAATACATCTTGAAGTTGCGACCTAAAGACTGCTGTTTTACCACCAGTTCCCATGCCTGCCTGAGCTGGTATCTTAAATGCGTTTAGTGAACGACCTGCCTCTGCAGACATTCCAGCTACTGATTGTTGTATTGCTACGTGTGTAGATACGGCTTGTCTAAATTCTACCTTTTCTGTTGTAGACGCATCGCCATCTAAAATCTTTTTGGCCATGCCTTGTAGTTTGGATGCTGAATCTGTTAATGCGATTCTTGCACCTGTTACTCTAGCTGGTGAAACACCATCGCCAAGTTTGAATCCTAATATCTCTTCTAGTTCAACTTTTGATGATTCTTTGATTGTTTGCTCATGAGATACAACGCCACCTCTAGCATCTACAAACTCTTTATTCTGCTTACCGATATTATCGATAATAGTTAAGACTTCATCAGACTCTGTAATATTATCAAAGTTAATGTTACGGGCGCTTGCATCATCGCCTGAAGGCAAACCCATTTCCAAATCCGTTGGCTGAGTGATTGCTTCTGCTGTCTGTACTTCATCTTTAGATGGTGTAGTTGTTGGAGCTTCTGCTATAGGCTCTATTGGAGCTTCTACTGCAGGCTCAACAACCTCTTGAGGTTTAATCTCTGTAGGCTCGGAAGGAATTGATACTTCTTTAAGAGCAGACTCTTGAGCTTCTGTCTTAAAGTGACCAGTTGCACCTTCTGTCACAAGGTCTTGTGTCTTCTTAGCGCCTGCCTTTAAGTATGCTTTACCTATCTCTTGGAATGGAGTTCCCATCTATTTAGCCCCTTTCATGAACAACTTTTTCTCTGCTGTTCTTCTTTTAACTAAACCTTTGAGTATCCTACCGCCTTTCTTGTCTTTAACAAAGCCAATCTTAGGGTCAAACGCTTCTTTTACGAATGTTTTTATATTTCCAGAATTTAATGCTTTTAGTGCTTTAGACTTCTCTAAGTTGCCTGAACCAATGTTATAAACCAATGATATTAAAGCACTTCTCTGATTATTGTTTAGCTCTATTTTAACTAAACGGTCAACAGTTGTGGTGGCTTTTTTAATATCTTCTTTAAACCACTTTTCAGCCTGTTTCTTTGTTATTTTTTGACCTTTCTTAACTCTTCCTAGAGAGCCCCATCCTACTGAAACACCACCATAGTCAGAATACCCTGCATCACGATACCCTTCATAACCTTTAATAAAGTCAGCTATTGATATGTCTGACGCTGTAGAATCCTTTTCTTGGCTTGCTAAACCACCAGCACCTGTAGGAATTACAAACTGTGCATATCTCTCTGAACCTGTTTGTTTAATTTTATTCAGGTTATATACACCAATTGAATCGCCACCACCTTCATAAGCATTATCATAAATGATATGGTCGTACCCTCTATCATTTAAGAAGTTATTAATCAACTCTGATTCTTGCTTGGCATCTAACTCTGAATAATCCCAATCTGGAGTAGAGCCATCTTTGTTGGCTTCAAGTGGCACATCTACTTCTCGGCCATCAATAGTAACCTTGGAAGACAAATATCCTTCTTCCCACGCTTCTCTGTCTGCTTCAGTAAACCCTTTTGGCAACTCGTCTACTTCAAACAAACTTCTACCAATCTGGTGAGCATCCCATCTTCCACCCATCATTCTTTTTTCTTCATGAACTCTAAGCGGTTTACTGATGTTTAATTCAGCTTGAATTTTTTTAATACCCTTCTCTGATTTAACAGGCTTACTTGGCTTACCGATAAAATTGTTATCAATTTGCCACTTTTTAGTCTCCATAAGTTTTTCGCCTGCTTCTGTATTATCTCCTAATCCAAAATGTATGCCTGGCTCTGAGTCTCTTGTACTTCCCATTTGAAACTCGTCAAACTCTTCCATAGTTAAATGATTTGCTTTAACAGTCTTATTCTTCTTAGGTTTAGCGATTGATGTAGAGCCACTGACTTCACTAGACACCTCTCCATACATCTTATCAGGGTTTCTTGTATAAATTAGGCTTTGTCTATCAACATCACCTGTGGCCCTAGGACTTTCATCTCTTCTTTTTTCCTTTGACATCAAGTATCTTTTTGATGCGTTTCTAGCTTGCCATTCGCCTTGAATACGTTTGTATAAATCGTTTCTTTCTTTTCGCCATTCCCTATCAGTAATCCTTACAGCGTCTTTTCTATCTACAGGGCTTGCCATTTCATCAATGCCTCTTTGAAGTCTTCTGAACTCATTAACATTTTCTATGTTTTTGTCCATTAATCTTTGTATAGCGCCTACCTTGTTCTTTTGTTTCATTCTGATAACTTCGTCTGCCAAAGCAGGAGAGCGGTTATATGCTGACATTCTTTCTTCTTCTGCCTTTCTTTTAAAGAATCTAGCGACTGATTTTAGAAATTCATTGTGTTCAGCCTTCTTGTGTCTCTTAGGCGGTATGCCTATTTCTCTACGAATTTCATCGCTGTGTTTGTACCACAAAGACGTTCCGTATATATGTCTTGCTTGACCTGTAAGGCTGTCTTTTCTAGCCATCTTATCCCAGTAATTGACGTTTTCTACTTTTGACGCATAGCCTAACTTAATTAGTTGTCTGTCATACTCTGCCTTATCATAAGCGAAAGGATGCTGGTCATCATACAATCGCCATCTTAATGCCCTAATGAAATTTTCACTTGATGAGCCACCATTCATCCACCCCTCTAAAGATTGCACGCCATGCTGTATCTCATGTAACAAGGTATCCATGGTATCAATTGTAATTCCTTGAGCAGGGTCAACCTGTGCCGTTATGGTTTTAGTAGCAGGGTTAAAACTTCCCCCTACACCTCTCCAATCAGCAACAGTTCCGTTTGCAGTTGTCAGTCCATCTTTAAATACAACTACATAATCTTTTAATACAGGATATTGTTTAAACAACTCAGGATGGTCTAAAGTATTTTCCAGGCTGTTTTCTGCTAGTATTTCACCTGAACCAGGGAAGTAACTACCATCTGCGTCTTTGATAAGTTGTTGCTCTTTCTTTAGCATGTCATCAAGTTCAAATTCATTCTTAATGTGTGCGAGAGAATCATCTATCTCAAAATAAGACCTTCCATCAGGCGTTTTGTTCCAGCCTGTTTTTTTCCAAACATCATCTTCAAATCNTATAGTNGTATCAAATGCCGTCTTACCTTCGTAAGCCTGTTCCATTTCTGCTTTTCCTTTAGGTGGATATTTAGCGCTATTACCAGCAAATATATCTTTCTTAGGAAGGTCTACGCCATATTTCTTTAATACATTCTCAACCATATTAGGGTCTGAGTTCTGCATCATGTCTTTTATAGCTTCGCCCCACCCCATCTCTTTAGCAAGCCTAACAGCGCCTATAGACATAGGAACAACAAACGCTAGTGGAATATCAGAAGCCATGTTCTTAGCTCTGGCAGTCAATCTCTCTAGAGCAGTAGCATCTTCTCCTGCTGGAGTACCTAGGTATTCAGTTAGCTCACCACCATAGTTCATACTCTTTAACCAAGTCGCAATGTTGCCACCTGTCGGGTCCATTGTCGCTAAAGCACCTAATTCAGCAATACCCATCTTCCAAATGCTTGCATCTTTCTTCGTGCCATCAAGCGCACTAAACACACCCATGAACTGAACTATAGAGGCTACAACTGGCTCTGCTAATGAGTCAGGATTTTCTTTAATTAGTTTTGGTATTTCTACAAAGTCGAACTTCTCTGCACCGATTGCCTCAGCACCTAAGTTTGTTACGTCTTCAAGCAATCCGATAGTGCCATTGAATATATCTGTTGCACCTTTAATAAGGCCTTTAGTGACAGGATTCTCTAACTTTGAGCCAACTTGTAATTGATGATAAAAAGGACCAGTTAAATACTGCACCCAATCTGGGAAACTATCATAACCATTTAACAAAACGCCTAAGTCTTCTTTTGTAGGCTCTTCTTGTACGACTGGAGTTTCTTGTGCATCTACTTTTTGTAAAAAAGAATCTAAATCTATTTCTTCTACAGTTGTAGTGTCTAGAACAGCAGTTTCAACTTTAGGCACTTTGAACGCCTTGACTAAAGACGATGGTAGCTCAAGCTCTACATCTGCTGGCTCTTCTTGTAGGTATTGGCTTTCTAAATACTCATCATGCTTATGTAGTGCAGTAGCTTCTGACCTGTATTTGTATCGTTCAAAAAAAACATTTGATATGTCATCGTTGTTTTCGACCTCTTCTAACATTATCTAGCCTTCCTTTAATTATAGTTAGTCATGTATGACTCTAGATTATTCATCTGTTCAATGAATTGCTCCATACTAATCTGTTTAGACTCTAAGGCCCTATTAAGCATTAACTCTGTTTCCTTATTGTTTGGTGCTTCTGCAGTTCCTGACCACAAAGGATTCCACTGTATTTTCTTATTTTGACCAGAACCAGGTCTCTTATATTTAGCCTTAATCTTATCGACTTCTTCAAGGAAGTCTTGGTCAGGTCTTAGTGTCTTTCTAAGCTGATAAACTTCTCTAATAGCAAGGTTAATGTTTTTAGATTCATTAGGCAAGAAAGCAGATAAAGGGCCTGTTGTTCTAAACTCTGTTTTAATCTCGTTAATAGCCAGTTGATAATCAGTGTCACCTGTGATGTCTTTAAACTTCTCACTTCTTAAATCTTGCAACATTTGCTTCTGAGTTGATACAGATAGTTCCCATCTCTCTTGAGCAGACATAATCATATCGTAAATTTCAAACTGGTCTGACTCTGGGTCATACATTGCTGTGTTAATTTGAGAAACAGTATTATCATCATCTCTGAATACAGAGCCTTTCTGAATCATCTTAACTAGAGAATCATGTTCTTTTGTTCCTAGAGAGCCTTCGTTATAAGAATTTTTAACCATGTCTACTGTCACAAGACCAGGTTGTGTTGCCATCAGATTGACCATGTATGAGTATTGCTTGTTCCACTCAGTCTGTCTTTCTTTAGCCTTGCCTTCTATAACTCGGTCTTGTTGTGTTTGGTAGTTACCTAAAGCAGACAACATGTCATTAAACGCTTCGTTCTTATCCTCTTCACTAAATACAACCTTGCCATCTTGGAACATTGCCTCTAAATAAGGTCTAGACTTAAAGAATTTGTTTGGATTGTTGTTGAACTCTTGAATAATGCCCCACGCTTTATCACCACCTTGCTTATTAGCTCTCAACATCTCAGCCATTACAGCTTTTTTATAAAGAGATTTTCTAGCTTTTGTCTCTTGTTCAAATACTGAGTCTGCCTTAACGCCTAAATCTAACAAAGAGTCGAACTTATTAGCAAACATATCGGCTTGTGTTTTGAACTTAGGACCAAAAGTCTCACTAAATGTTGCTTGAGCGTTAGGGTTCTCATGATAAAAATCAATTGATTGTTGAATCATGTTTTCTGTATCTGCAATATGAGCATCTAAAGTTCTTGTTGCGATACTAACCTCTTCGGCTTTCTGCTTCTCAGCGTGTTTTACATAAACCGATTGACCGTACTGTGCTACTTTATCATCAATCATTTGCGCAAATCCAGAGGTATATTCAGAACCTAAGCCCTGCTCTTCACCCATTACCTGTAATTTGCCTTGTTTATAGCCCTCAGCCTTCGATATAAACGCATCATAGTCACTTTCATTGTCAACTGACAATTGATGTATCTTAGTGATAATATCGTCTTCTTGGCTATTTAAATAAGACTTAACATTAGCATCTGATTTGCGTGACATAGTGTTAGCAAAATTAGCAAGCGTATTAGAGATTGACTCCCATGCTTGCGCCTCAGATAAATCTAGTCTTCCTGCTCTTCTTCCGTGCTGAAATGTATATTGTTGAAAATCTGGCATGTCTTATCCTTTAGTCTTTTTAATCCTTTGCACCAGGCATTAACGAAACAACCTCAGTAAATCCTTTTACAAATCCTGCGGTATTAGCACTACTAGCCCTAGTTCCTAGTGACTGTATCTCTCTACCTGTGGAGATTCTATCTGCTTCACTCTCTCGTTTGTAACTAAATCTTGATTCTGATGCTATTGTCTCTGCAGAGCCTGCGTAGGGGTCAACACCTCTAGAGCCAAAATAAGCTCTTTGTGAAGACTGTGCCATTCTTAACTTTCTAAGTCTTTGTATCTCTCGGTCTTTCTCAGCCTCTGCTTCATTTTGTGCTTGTAGTTTATAAGCCTTACTCTGTGCTCTTCCTGATTGAATTGAACTAAAAGCACCTAACAATGTTCCAAAGGTGCTCATTGTAGACACCGCTGGTGCTAGACCAGAAAGCAAAGTTCCGCCAGCCACAAGTACCTCTAATGATTTAAACATGAGCTTAGTCATGTACATATCAAATCTTTTAGTTAAATTATATGGTGCTATATACATGTTATCCGCCTCTAGATTGTATCTCTAATGTTAATCCTAATAATGTCATTGGTGCTGGGTCTGACTGCGTTACAGTGACTTGTGTATTTTTAGAGTAACCAAGCATAGGAACTGTTTTAATCCCAGTGAACCCTGATGGAGAATCATCTAATACACCAGTACCAAAACCTCTATCTGTAAGTGGCTTATCATTAATACGCACACCGTTACTCTCGTATAATTGAGCTGAGACTTTTAATATTCTACGTCTTGTAGTGTTGATAGGTCCAGAGCTAAACTGTAAATTAACAGGCATTGTCTTAATCTCTATATCAAAGTTAAGTCCTACCTCTACTTCTGTTGCATCTCTATCAATCGTTATAGAACCACCAGAAGGTGTTGCATTAGTCATAACTGAACTGTCTGCTCTTACTCGACAGTCTTCACCATCTAAGTGACCCAATCCTGTCACAGTATCAGTAGCCGTAGTATTTGTTACTTTAACAGATGCATCAGTGTAGGTATCATTATCCAGTGCTTCAATATGATAAACGTCTGTACCGTTGATATTTCTCTTAATATAGAAGTACACTATGTCTTCTACTACTGAAACATCCATCACATGGCCTGATGTAATAAATTTAGTCCATGCAGTAACCTTCTCTGCTCTGTTTGTAATAAATACAGCGACTGTTCCATCAGCGTTCACAATGAACAGATAATTACCTTCGTTATTAACGTCTCCAGTCTGTGAATCCATAGACACAGGGTTATTAATCAAATGAGGGGCAAGCAAATTCACCTCAGTGGAGACATAAGAGTTTTCGGTATAAGTAAACAAATACTCACGAACCTGCTTGCCGTTCCTTTGAATGAACATTGTTGCACCATCTACGTTAATAGGGGCTACATTCTTTAACATTCCAAATCTTGTTTGCCTTAATACACCCATGTTGCTAGGCTTAATAGGCCTCTCTGGTACGAAGAACTCACCTCCAGATGTAAATATCTGTAAGTGTCTTCCTGATACTAGATGATAAATAGCATTTACTTGGTCTGTATCTACAGTGACATCAATAGAGTCTGCATCATCACCATAACCTCTATCAAAATTAAAGAAGTCAGCGCTTTGTGAACCCCATAATGTTTGAGGTCTCTTAGTAGAGTTACTCATCCATAGTCTTGATTCATGGAAAGTTGTAGTACCAGGAAATCCATGCTCAGTAGTCCATACAGGCTCTTCTAATTTTGCCTCTATTCCATCTATTGCATTTCCGTTAATAAATGTTTTTAACAGATGCCCTGTTAGGGTTTGAGAGCCAGGAGTTATAACCACTTGTTCTATTCTAATAACACCACCGTTTCCTGAGAACATACCGCCTACGTGCTCTGCTGTTATAGGGTTTCCACCTGTTATATTAACAACAGCAGTAGAACCAACTACATAATTTGAATTATGAGGCGTAAATGTTGCACTATCATAATCTCGGTTAAAATCATGTGTCGGTAAATGAACAAAATCAATATCACTTAGCGTCCAGTCTGAATCTGTAGCACCTCTAACAATCTTAGCTGGATGATGATTATTATGACAAATAATTAATGTGTCTGCACTCTGAGTCCAGCCTATTTCTTTGACCTCACTTGATGAATAAGATGTAACTAAGAAATCATTGCTCGTGCCATTAATATTAGTTTGCTTAACACCATCCGCATAAACATACATCTTCTGGTTGGCGAACACTAACAAGTACGTCTGTTCTACGTTAAATTCAAATGATACTAATCGGGTTTCTGTATCAGGTAATGAGTCAATAAACTTCATTCCAGGTCTGCGCTTAACACCACCTTGACCTAAACATAGAACATTAGTTAAAGTCTCAGCACCTTTTCCGTAGCTTTCAGTATCAATCCTAGATGTTAATCTTGGGTCAAGCTCTCCTGCAATAAACGAGGCTTGGGATGCAATTGCTTTAGCCATCAGTTCCTCGCATTAATCAATCTTGAACCTTCTAGGATGTTAGGCCCTATAGATGGTGTAGATTGTGAATCAATAGTTTTTGCTCTCTGTAATTGTTTCTCAGCTAACTTGGCGTAATATTCACCTCTTGTTGCCGACTCAGTAATAGGGATTGCGAACACTGATGATAGTCTTAACTCTAATAACTCTGTAAAGTAAGCAGGTAAGAATGACTCGTCTGGTTTATACGTGTAGTCTAGAATCATCGTTTTGTTATTTGAGTAGAGCTGTGCTCCATAAATCTCGTAGTTATCGTTGCCTTCGTCTACGTGCTGTGCAACTAGGAAGTCTGCAGGTAGTTGGAACGCATAACTCCACTGGTTGGTGGGAGCATCTGTCAGTCTTGATAACTCTGCTTTTGTTGATGCAAAGCGCCAAGGATGAAGAGTCAGCAAACTTTCGTACGTAGGATTATACAAGTTACCAGCAATCAAGGCTGATACTGTGTCTTCTGTAAAGGATGCTATCGGATTCTCACCAATCAATAACAAAGCGTTAGATGCTATGTCAATGTCAGTGTAGTTCTTAACTGAGGCCATATCTTGTTCCTAAATTAATTTAAGAAAAGCCCCTCGTTAGAAGGGCTAGTCTTAACGTAACTTATGCAGTCTCGTCAATCTGTACTTTAACAACACCTGTGTCGTCAATTGTTACAGCACCAGCTTTAACTTTACCTAGTGATAACCAAGAAACCTTCTCAGGAACGTAGTTTACTTCAGTAGATACGTCAATACCGATTGCTAAACCAACAGCAGACTTGTGGTATGCGTAACAGTCACGGATGTTTGCTGTAACTGATAAGCCACCTTCTGTACGAGTCTCAATCATCTTCCACTCAAAGCCCATGAAAGTGTTCATCTCACCAGACATCAATACACGTAGTGCGTTGTAGTCTGCAGATGTGATTGTAGATGTATTCATCATCTTTTCAATAGCTTGTGGTGAACAAACCATAACACGGCCTTCCATAGGAGCGCCATTGTCTGATAATACTCTTGATGCTTCAGTAATCTTCTCTAACGTCATGTTAGTACCACCATCAGCAATAGTAGAGCCTGCTGATAAAGCGTCTAATACTAACTGGTCAACTCTACGGCCTAATGCGCCAGCAATAGTACCTGCTAACTCAGTACGCTCATCAAAGTTTACCTCTGCTGAATCAAAGATGTCTGTGTACTCTGGTGCAACATAGTTGCCTAAAGCACAAGCAACTTTAGCGTGTGCAACGTCCATAGCTGTAACGTCTGCTTGAGTTGTGCCTCTTGCAGATGCAGAGCCTTTACCCATTGTACGGAAGTTGTGAGTATCGCCAACTACGCCAGTACGAACTCTTACTGTATCACGTAATTTACCTGTGCCTTGAAAGGCGTGTTTTACTTCTGCGTCAAACTGTGCTGATGCTGAAGAACTTAAATTGATAGACATTGTGTCTTCTCCTTATGAATTAAAAAATAATCTTTCTCTTTTTTCGATTCAAGTAGCCTATATCGGGTTGAATCTAGCATTTTTGAGATGCTTAAACTTCCAATACAGGCCTGAAGAAGGGTATCTGTTGGCTTGATTATAACAAAAAGACTTATCAAGTGTAGATTATTTACTGCCTTATTTCTTTAGCTGGCTCTGTGCCATAGAAGTCTTTGAATTTCTGCTCTACTTCTGCTCTGTAAGATGGCGATGATTGATACCTTTCATCTGCAATCATTTCATATAACGACTCTTGTGTTACAGCATTGACTGGTTTAGCAGTATCTGGTGCTGAAATCTGGGTCTCTCTACCTAAAGAACGCATCCTTTCAATCAGTTTAAAGCCGTCTGCTGTTGTAGCTACCTGCTGTAGAGTCTTAAACTCATCATCATCAAAGCTAGTCTTCGCCCACTGAACGACATCTGATATTCTTTGTTGAGCATCTTTACCTATACGCTTCATTTCATCTTCTATGTTAGGCTGTTGTGCTACTTGGTTAGCCAAATACACACCTAACAACTGACTATGAGCATCTTGTGACAATCCTGCCTCAGTAGCCCATTCATTGAAACCAGACAACAAAGGGTCATCATCAGCTATCTCTGTTATATTGTCTTTAATATCATCTGGTATAACAACTTCATAACCATCTTTTGGTGCTCCAGTAAACGCACCAAGTTTAGACTCTAGGCCTTGGTAAGCCTTCGCTTGGTCTTCCACCGTCTTGTACTTTCCTGTCTTAAACCATTCAGGCACTTCACCTTCACCTGCCACACCTTCTGATAAATACCAGCCAGTGTCCTCAACAGATGATTCCTCGGCCTGTTCGTTTTCTTGTGTTGTCGCTTCATCCGCAACCTGTGTTTCATCTAATAATGTTTCTTCACTCATAACTGTCTCCACTGTTATAACTACCGTTTTCTTGACGCATAATGCAAGACTTGAACATCCTGACTACGCTGTTCTGACCTTCACGATAATACCCCTGTCCTTCTACCTGACCAGGAACACATACCGATGTTTTGATGTACCTCTCTTCTAAGAACTCAAGCACCTTCTTACCGTCTTTCGACTAGAATACTTTAGCGATTAACGCATCAAAATCTTGTTGTTTTCTCATTCAATCTCTTGTGACATTTGTTGTACTAACTCAGGGTTCTCTGATGCCATCTGAGCCATCTGTTGCATCTGAGCTTGTTGCATAGCTTGTTGCTTCATTGCATCTCGTTCTTCTTTGTCTCTAATCAACGTCTTGTCAATTCCTAATAAACCAGCGATATGCTCTGGGAACGCTTCTAAGTCTAAACCTATTTGCATTGCCTCTGGGCCTACCATACCTGCGAACTGTACGAACTGAGCTAACTTATTAACTTCATCCATGTCTTGCTGTTGTGCAAGTGGAGAGATAACCTTAATCTCTACCTTCTGGTCTCCAACCTTAATAGGAGCTACCTTCTGGTTTTTCTCTAAGATGTAGTACGCACGCTTAATCAGTTTGTTAATAAACTCAATCTGCAGTCTACCAAATGATGAACCGATGTCACTCATTAGCTCTTGTTGTCTAAGTGAAATCTCTGTTGCTGACTTAGTAGGTCCTGCTACTGGTCCTAGCTGGTCATGGTACAACGCCTTACGGATTGAATCTCTCAAATCACCAAGGATTAATTCAGATACATTGAAGTTACCACCTGATACTAACGGTTGTAGTGAGCCTTGCTGACCTACTGGAACAACTGCACCTGGTGCTACATTGATAGTCCAAGGGTTAAGAACTCCATCATCTACTGCAGTGTAAACACCTGCAATCTCTTTCTCTGCGTTCTTTAATACAAACTTAACAACTTCATTAGCTGTCTTGATGTCTGGTAGTGCTGTCATAATCGGACCACGACCATAGCGCTCGCCTGCTACTTTAGACCATCTAAATACAATCCAAGGACTTTCATCAAAGTAGTCTTCAAAAACAACATGCGTAGTCTGTGCCTCTATGACTGCAAAGTTGTAACGCTTTTCTTTGTCATCCCAGATAGTAGACTCAACAATATGTACTTGCTCATCTGGTTTCTCAGATACCATCTTTTTAACTGCAGGTGATGCAGAGCCTTTAGGCCAGATATGCTCAATATCTCTAGCTGAAACTGAGTGGTCTCTAAAGACATTATCAATTGTTCCTGATGGACCGTCTTCGATAATCAATTGCTTTAAAGGAACAGCCTTGAATCTTAGTAAGTCTTCACCTTCGCCTTCCTCTAACAATAAAGCACCAGTTCCTACTGCTAAGTCTAAGAAAGCCTCATTAGCTTCTGTTGCTAAATTAGAGTTGTTGATGAATGAGAATAGCGTCTCAGTTGTACTCTCTAATTCTTTATCAATCTTTACTCTTGCTTGTTTCGGAATAGCTGAACCAGCAGATAACTTCGCCCACTTCTTGAAAGGTGGTACTAATGTTGATTGAAGTCTCGATGCAAATCTCTGTGTTGCGATTAATGCTGTTGAGTCATAGATACGTATGTTCTTCTTCTTACCTGGACTATGTTCGTTAAACACTTCACGTTGAGGTAGTGCATATTGATAACACTCCTTCCAGTGTTGTTCCCAAGACGCTCTATGTGCTTTAGCAGTCTCATAGCGTTTAAGTATGCTATCGACTGATTGTTTGTTCTTCTTGTATTTTGGCATTTTTTATCCTATGTGTTGATGTCTAACAAAGAACTAGCCCTATCATTGATACCTACTCTTACTTTCTTAGCAACTTTTGCTGTCTTTTTAGCTACTTCTAGTCCACCGCCTTCTTCTTTATATTTACTGAGTACCCCAGCAAAAGCTGGCCTAGTTCCACCACTTGTTAATTTTTTAATGTGTTTGCCACCGCCTAGTAATACGCCCATAATTTACCCCAATGTTGTTGATTTTTCACCTTCATCCCTGGAAAAAAGCAATGAACGCCCACCAGGCCTTCTCTTTCTAGCTGTCTTAATTGTTCCAAATTCTTGTTGTGCTGTAGGAGTTGAATCTTCTGCTACTGTTGCAGGTGCTGAACCTGTGCCTAGAATCTTATTTACTACGTTTGACATAATCCTTCCTTTTTAAGTAATTATACAATTGTTTAGGTGTAACTATCCAGAAGGCTCTGAGCCCTATTAGATGCTTCATTATATTAACACAAGTCATAGGCCCTCTGACGATAAATTTGTTCGACCTACTTTTCCTTACATATAACAACTTATGTCCTAACTCTAACATCTTCTCTGGTACGTTATCATCTACTCCATAAGGCATTACCTGAACCTCTAACCACGAACCTAAAGGGTCAATTAATATCCAGTTAAAACCATCCCATCTGATTGCAAAACAANGTCTAAATCCTTTTGACGTAAACAAATCCCAAGGTTGTA